CCATTATGGGACCACACCAAATTTGGCGGAAAGCAGAGGAGTCGAACCCCATCCCCGTTAAGAGAACCCAGTTTTCAAGGCTGGTCGCAGGACCAACCCCGCTGCATTACTTTCCATATAGAAACACACTAGCTTGCAAGACTACTATTAACTCCATGGGTACGCCACTGTTAATAGTTAATGTGTTTTTATATGGCACCCCGCATTGGATTCGAACCAATGATACTGATTTCAAAGACCAGTGCTTTAGGCCAGACTAAGCTAGCGGGGAACAATTTTTGACTCTACAAATTTTTAAAGAACAGTGTGTATTGTATCAGAACCAACGATTCTGGCAACCACTATGTTGTTTCAAAACAACAAACAAAAAACCCTTAGAACTTTCGTTACTAAGGGTCTTGTGTTTGGAATCTTTTTTAATACTTGTTACTTAACAGTATCCACTTCCTTCACTAAACCCTTGTGCCGTATCATTAATCTCAACTTTCGCTGAGCGATAGCCGGCCGACCACAAGCATGTGCTTTGCGGTTGGAGTTTAAAGGAATGTATAGTTTTCATCATAGTTGTATTATATAGGCATTTGTATGCCTTGGCAAGCACTTTTTTAAAAATATTTTTAAATTTTCCACCTAATTGGTTCTGGAACCACAGGTAATGTTGGATTTTTGAACCCCTCAAAGATTTCCCAGAGGCATTCTTCAATGGCAAACTTAGTCAATAAACCAGTTTCTCTACCATGAGCATCAATTTCCCATGGATGTTGCCAATAATCTAGTGTGTCGGAGTTAATCTTTTTGCCTCTCCATATGGACAGGTCATCATTTGTTTCATGGTATATGAGTTGTTTTACGTGTACCATTTCGTGTGCAATGGCCTCCAAGATTCCATGAGCACCGATACCTGGGTGTATGTCAATCATAAACTCACGTGGTTCATTTCTTGTGTTGTAACCTTCCGCACCACAGGACCCATAATCCTTCATGTTCGCAACGAATCTGATAGTGGTGTGACAGTTGTTACGAATCCGTGTGTTGGAGATGAGTTCCTTGGCAAAATACTGGGCAGCCTTAACAACATAAGGTTTGAAAAAACTATCCGGACAATTGAGAACTCTAATATTCATTGAACCCCTCCGGTTGTATTTAGATTTTCTCTACTGTTACTCCAGCTTTGGAGAGGAATTCCACACCGGCCTTATCACGATAAGTATTACGATAATATACAGAATTGATTCCAGACTGGTAGACCAGTTTGGCACAGTCAAGGCACGGTGCGTGAGTAACAAATAAAGTAGCACCCAAGCCAGATTCAGTAGACCGAGCGAGTTTCGCAATAGCATTTGTTTCAGCATGTAATACCTCTGGTTTAGTTTTCAACTCTTTAGAGAAGTGTTTGTAATCATATCTTGGATCATTAGGATTAACATTAACTACTTCCTCACAGTTGTTATCCCAACCGGATGGCATGCCGTTGTAACCAATGGAAATGATGCGGTCATCTTTTACAATAACCGCACCAACGTGTAATCTGACAGCGGAAGACAATTCTGCAAAAGTCTCCGCTGTTGTCATAAAAGCATCACGAAATTTTTGTTTCATAGGTCCACGGCAACGTATTCATCTTTGCCAACACCACACTCAGGACATTCATAGTTGTCTGGTGCAGCATTGTATTCCGGTTCAGTCAATTCGTGGCCACATACGATACACACATATACTTTATCATTTACTTCACTCATTTTACTGTCTCCCATACTTGTTGATATGCTTCTGCATGTCGTTGTTCAACTTTCTTCAAAGCACGAAAACGTTTTTCTGCCTTGGCCAAAACTGCAACGAATTGTTCCGCATGTTCTTTGCTTTCTGCGGTTTGCATACGTGCTTCTAACAATGCTTCATCATTGCCTTCAAGTTCAGCTTCTTCTTCCATTCGGGGATACATTTCAGTGAACTCGTGTGTTTCACCTTCAATAGCCATTTCTAAACAGTGTTTAACGTCTGGTTTACCGATAAGCAATTCCAAATGACTCCATGCATGGAGTAATTCCTGGTCTGCTGTGTGTTCAAAGTGTTTTGCAACATCCTCAAAACCCTGTTCTCTGGCCATCTTGGCAAAGTATCGGTACTTTGTGTGTGCTTGAGATTCACCGGCAAATGCGGCCTCAAGATTCTTAATTGTAATTGACATATTTTCCTTTCAATAGTAAAGTAACCTCTTGATTACTTATCATAGTATAACACTATTTCGATTCAAAATCTAATTGATAATTTCTATTATCGTAATAGTGTATGGTGCGCCCACTGGGATTTGAACCTAGGACCAACGGATTATGAGTCCGCTGCTCTAACCGCTGAGCTACAGGCGCATATATGAGAGAATCATGGTTTGTTGTGTGCGAACAGCAGAATCAACAAAAGCCATGTTATCCATCGTTGTATCTTCATAATACGAACGAATAGAATTCTTTGTTACCTTGACACTGGCTTCTTTTTCGCCTTCATCAAGTGTGATGATTGACATACCGTTTTTCTTTGCGATATGTTGCATTACCTTATTCTGTGATAGGCAATGAGTATATATGTTCTTGGCACCTTTCATAGATGCCCAAGTTGAACCACGATAGAACAGTTGTTGACCTAGTTTCTTTCCACGATATTTTGGTGCAACAGTGAAACCCATCTCTGCAACACTGGCAGTAATGTTTACGTGTACTGTACCAATGATACCATCGTCAATGTCTTCAATCAAAAACCACATATTGTTTTTACCAAAGCCCTCAAGTGCTTTGTCAATATAGTTTTTGATGGCATCATCTGATAACATTGTACCAAATCTTAGGTAACGGTCTTCACCTTTAATATCATGTACGAAATGAGACAAGATATTTTCTTTATCGTCCTGATACATTACTTTACGTGGAATCATTTGACATACTCCAATGCGTCTTTACGCATGTAATAAATTACTTGTGTTCTATCTGGTGAAGGTTCAAACTTATTAACACCAATGAAAGTAACACCGTCAACCTCTTTGGTTTCCCAATATTTGAAGGTGTAGTAAATCTCTCCGTTGGCAAGTACACGAACTTTTTGTGGTTTTGCGGTAAATTGATTTTGTTTCATAATGTCTCTATTATATACGAAAAAAAGGGGACTGTCAAGCCCCCTTTTTATTATCTACCTTTTAGTCCAGGATTTCGCCTGTGTTCCTTGATAGATTGGATTGCTTCTAAAATACTTTTGAAAAAGGATTTCATTTAACGGCAATCTTTTTGATGGCATCTTGTGTTTTGACTAGGTTTGATAACCAAATCTTTAACATGCCATTAACCAATTCGGCATTTTCAATTTCAATTTTGTCGGCAAGTTTGAACTCACGAGCAAAGTTACGGTTTGCAATACCCTTGAAAATATAATTTTCTGGGATTTCAACTTCGTTCTCTACTGAGTTGCCCTTAACAACCAATTTGTTACCTTCTAGTGTAACTTCAATATCAGACTTGGCATAACCAGCAACAGCCAATTCAATAACGTATTTGTTATCTTTGACTTGTTTGATATTGTATGGTGGGTAAGATGCGGTTTTCTTTGCCATTTCTTGCAGGTCTTCGAACATCTTGTCGAAACCTACAGCGAACGGATCAAATTTGTGAAAATCCAATGATGGAAATAGTTTTGTCATAATAGACTCCTTAAAAAGCAAGTTTAAATTGTGATACCCCGAAGGCATATCATTTGTGCTGGTTACTTTCTCCAGCGCACACTGACGGGGTGCAGTCTTATTCATCCGGACGCCTTTGACGTGACGACAACGTTCCCAAGGTAGGGACTAAATTAGGCGGTGTTTCTTGGGTAGGTACAGTTCGCAAACCTATTCTTCCCATCCCAGGGAAATTATACTTTATTTATACAGAGTATCAAGTACTTTGTGGTTTTTTACCAATATTGTACTTTGGTGTAAGTTGCCATTCATTCTTCTCTTTGTGAGAGATAATCTTAATTTGTGATAGAAAAATTGGTTCTGGTGTTTCTGTTTGTTTCTTATTAACAACTTTCAACAATCCCCAATCTTCCAATAAATTAACAATAGCATTCCTACGAGCCAAGTCATTCTCTGTAATGTCAGTTGGTTTACCGTCCAAGGCAAACAATTCTTTAAAGTGTACCACGTAATATTGTCCACGCTTATGGAGAATATGGCAACTTTGGAATAAGGTTTTATCCTTTTTAGATGCAACACCAATGCGTGTTAAGGTTTCACGCACCTTCAAAAAATCATCTTGTTCTTGTAATGTAACTTCTACTAAATCTTTAACATCAATCATTTCACTCCGCCTTTGTCTGTTCTTTTTCTTATTTCAGCGATTTGTTCATCAGTAAGAATACGGAGTGCCTCTGTGGCTTTTTGGTCTGAATAACCAAAATACGATTTAACACACTCAATATCTTTCTCTTTGCTGGCTTTTTGCCACGGAGAAAACTTCCGTTTCATAGGCCTGATACTATTTAGAAGATACTGGTACTGCATGTCCTTGTCTAAAGACGGACGAAGATTCATTTCTTGGGCGTAAAGAATACAATCCAAGTGATAAGATAAAGAACGATTGACAATATAGGGTGCATAGTCAACAAAATCTAATTCACCATCTTGTTTCTTAGTATGCAAAACCAAATTTACATAGTCAAACGGTGTCATTTGAAGTCACACTCCACCATGATTTCTGTCAAACAGGCCATGAGGTTGATTTCGTGGTCAGCAACAAAGGCAGCCTGATATTGATACTTAGCAAGGATAAGAACCAACTGAGGCACCGAACCACTTTTTAGTTGTTCATATAGTGAGTCATACAAATTACGGAAGATACGTGCAGGATCGTTATCCAAGTTGTTGGTGACCCATTTACGTGCTGATGCAAAGTCTTTGTTGGCAAGTGCCTTGGTTAACTCACCAAGTTGCACATCGGAAACTGATGCCAGAATACCCTTATCAATTGTACCACCAACACTATACCGCTGCAACTCACCAATAATACGGCGATTATCAGGGAAATGTTTCGTAATAACTGCCGCAACCACTTCTCTATCATAGGTGATACCTTCTTCTTTTAAAATGCCTTCTACACGTTTAAACAATAGTGTGGCCATCTTAGCTTTAGAACCATTGGCTTTAAAATCAATAACAGTGCAACGTGAGTGCAATGGATCAATGATTCGGTTTTTAAAGTTACAGGTAAAGATGAAGGAACAATTGCCTGCAAATTCTTCAATGCCGGCACGTAGAATGGCCTGTGCATTAGGAGTTAGATAATCTGCTTCGTCAAGGATGACAACCTTGCGACCACCAGTGAGTGACATAGAACTTGCATAGTTCTTAATCTTGTTACGAACCGCATCAACGCCGTTTTCATCTGAACCGTTGATGATGATGTAATCACAACCAACCTCAGTACACAATGCACGTGCAACGGTAGTCTTACCGACACCTGCGGTACCACAAAGTAACAGGTTAGGAATCTCTTTGCGGTTTACGAATTCCTGAAATGTATTTTTCAATGCATCAGGAAGGATACATTCTTCAATAGTTTGTGGACGATACTTCTCAACCCACAACATGTGTTCTACGTTCATTCAAATTCTCCATAATAAAAAATAATTATAACACGACCCGAAGGCCGTGTCAAGTGTGATTAAACTTTGATGTACTTATCTTCTTGTCCACCAATGTCTTGAGGAAGATAACCCTCAATCTTCCAAGGAAACTTTCCGTTTTGTTTATAGTATTCAAAGACTCTAATGAAGGCTTCTTCTAAATCATCAAATTGTTGAACCATCTTCTTGCGTCTTTCCTTCACATCATATTTCTCGGTTGGAGATTTTGTATGTAAAGTGAAGTATGATTCTGTACCAGATTCAGCAAATCGTTTAGTTGCATTTACAAGGAATTCATATTCATATCCCTCCAATACAGACCATCCAATCTTTTTACGTTTAAAGTCGAAATTGCCACCACAAACATAGTCTGTATTCTTTGTTAGAAAATCATCTACGTCCTGTGCAGTATATGTAATCACATCACGATATACATTACAACCATTTTTAGTTAGTTGGCGCACAACATCACGCACAACTTTTGCTTTGGTTCCGTGGTGCATGTTCTGGCAAACATCATCAACATATGACTTGATGCTGTCCTCATCCGGAGAAACCAGTTTAGAACTGTGAGCAATCAATTTAACAATCGTATGGACCACGTCCGCCTCAGAATTTGAAAAGGATGGTTTATGGTCATTCTCTTTTAACTGGAATGTACGAACTGCATCCTCATAACCATATTGTCCACCAGTCGGGATTTCATAAACATCAAAAATCCATTCCGTATAACCTAAGTTACGTAAGGCTTCAAATCGGTGACTACCTGTTACAATTTCATATTTGGTGATTTTGCCATCGTATATGCGTGTGTTCTCCCTGATTGTAGGAGGCATCAAGGAGTAATCAATACCGTTAGTAAGAGAAGTCTCCAAACGCTGAATGTGAGAAACACTTTTACCAGACGTGCGTACAGAGTTATCTTTTTTCAGTGGCGGGATGTATATATCGTCCAACTTTACGACAATTCGTTTTTTGAATTTGACGCCTGGAGATATGATTTGTGTGAATGTGACCTTTTTCGGGTCTAAAGTTTTTGTGTCGAACATAAATTTTCCTTAAATTTAACACAGAGAGATGCAATATGCAAACTCAGTAATGTGTTTAGTTAAAATGTGAGGCCTTGCGCCTCTATATTATATAGGCTAATTTTTAGATTTTACGCCAAGTGTCATTCTCTTTGACGTAAAGTTTACCATCAGGACCAGGTACAATTTGGACTGATACTTCCTTCTTTGTGCCTTCAATGTAGTCCTCACCCCATCCAGTAACCATGTATTGATTTTGCCATGCGGTTTTGGGTTTTGGTGTACCGTATGTTGCCATCAGTTGCAACACAGGTTTCTTTTCTAATTGTTTCTCAAGGTCTTGTGTTGGGAATTCATCACCTCGGTAAACAATCTTCGTAGCTTCTTGATAACCTTTAACACCAACCGACAAAAGGCCTATAAGGCCTAATGTCTTTGCAAAGGATCTTCTTCCAACCGGTTCCATTAACGGACCTCAATCATACTTTCAAACAATGCTTCAAACTCTTTGTCTTCCGCAATTTCAGTTTGGAAAGACTGTTTGAATTGTGTCTTGGACATTCGTTTGATAATCTTTTTCGGAACTTTTAGTTCTTCATTAGCTGCACTGATAATGTCTTTGATTGCTTCGTTATTGGCTTGATTGCGGTTCATGTGCAACACAACCTCATCAACATAACCTTTTAGTTGTTTAAGTTTGGTGTCATCAAAATCACCAAATAGTGTACTTACTTTTGTCATTTGCAACATCCTCCAGAAACGTTTAACATAGCAACGATTTCATAATCTTCTTCGTCAACAATGATTTGACCAGAACTTAAATTGATTGATGTTTTGCCGTTGTGTTCACCTTCAACAATTTTAAATACTGCAACAACGTGTTTGCTGTTGATTGCAACTTTATTGCCTGATAAGGCATCTGTAACGTAATGTAACATATTAATCTCCGAATTTAGAATCTTTAGCTTCAATGGCAATGAAATATTCCAAGTCACCGGCAGCATTTGTGAAGTGTGATAGACCGGCTTGGGAAATTTCTACGTTGTAGGTACCATGAATCATTTTAAAGTTTTCAGTTAGGAAGACTGCTTTGAAAACCTTGTCTTCAGCTGCCTCACCAATTTGAATTGTGTTTGTGTGTGCTGAGTCGTCTTTTGCATTGAACACTGTGACAGAAACTTTCTCACCGTCAGATTCAAATGCCAAGTTAGGAGACTGCAATACGGATGCATTTTTTAAGACTTGTGTTAGGTCTTCTTCTGTTAGTTTGAAAGAACCATCAACAGAAGGAAGTTTCAACTCTTTATCTGGAGGAGAAACAATCATGTTCTTAGCAGTCATGCGATACTTAGTCTTGGAACGACCAAACTTGAAGATAACGTTGTTGGCATCAAAGTCCAACTCAGTATCTTTACCGAGAGAGTGTACTGACAGGAACTGATTCAAGTCATAGATACAGAAATCTTGTGGGAAATCATCTTTCAAAGTGGCCGATGCAAGAACGGTCTTCGTAGATGAAATGGTTTTGATTTTGTTGCCGGTCTTAAACTCAAGTCCTGAGTTGATACCCGCAAAGTTTTTTAACACGTTGAGTGTTTCATTAGATAGTTTCATTATATACTCCTTATTTCAATTCACCGATTATACTCGATCCGTAAGAGGATGCAAGCTTTCTAATCAAATTATTCTTCAAGTCTTCCACAGTACCTGAGTTTTGGATTGTATGGTCAATTTGACCACCTACCCAGCGCCATTCAGATTCATGCACATTGGATTGTTCCAACATATATTGTTCCGCTTTATTATCTCCACGATTTGCGGAAGATGCAATTGAGTACCAGTGTGGTCTAACACCACGTTCAATCTCAATTAAGATACCGCCTTGGTCATGTACGAATTCAATTTCATTTCCAAAACGAACATCAGTGATGACATAGTTTTGTTCAGGATTGTTTTCAATATATTTCTTCAGTTTGATAACCCAAAAGTCTGTGTGAAATACATCACGTCCGACTTCCGTACCCATCAACTGTAATGCATAACGTGGTGTGAAAGACTTACCGAATTCTTTAGACCAGAATACATCTGGTTGTTCACGAAAATCACGTGACACTTGCGTATCGCCTTCAAGTAAGTGACGAGGCCAACCGAACATCTCGGCAGTAACATCTTTAACGCCTTTGGCGAAAGACACAGGTGTGAAACCCATGTCTTTCAGGATGTCACCTGCTGTGCCTTTACCTGAACCGATAAAGCCTAACAGGCCAACAATCATTACATTTCCCCAACGTAATTTGCAACAGCAGGCATGTCACCACGGAAGTGATAAGTGCCGATGTGGTCAGTCTTCATCCAAGGACACAAGAAGATTTGTCCACCAATCTTACGGAACATTTGACAGAACATGTAGTCTTCTGACAAGTAACGGTCTGAACCACCACCTGTAATAGATTCCTTAGTGTCAATCACTGTATCAAAGAAGGCATGAATGTAACGTGAACCATCAAAGTTGGCTTGGCCAACGTGGTCTGGTCGGTAACGAATTTCTGGATATGATTTCTCCATCTGTGCGAACACATCACGTTTGACCAACATGAAACCTGTACCGATTTCCAATACTTCTAGTGGTTCAGTAATACTGAATTGTGCAGTACCCTTAACTGGGTTGAACACGTAATCGCCAGTCACATTAGCCAGTTGTTCTGGTTCAATGTCTGGGTTCTTTTCGATGGCCTTTTTAACAGCACGCCACTTGATTGCCTTCTTAGGGTAAGGACCACCAATAACATCTTTATCTAAGGCCAACAAGGCGATAACATCACGAGGATCAAAGTGAATGTCAGAATCCAAGAACAACAAATGTGTACAATCTGAACGATGGATAAACTCATCGACCAAGTAATTACGAGCACGTGTAATCAAAGATTCATTGAAAAGAAATGAAAATTTAACTTGAATGCCATATTGCATACAAAGTGCTTGCAGGTCTAAACATGCCTTAGCGTAGAGGCCATGGTTTTGACCACCATACATTGGTGTTGCAACGAAGATTTTGTGTTGTTGTAATTGTTCTTTTTTAATTGAAATTTCCATTTTCTCTCCAAAGAAAAAAAGGAGTCCACCGGTAGGCAGACTCCTTTAAAGGTTGATTAAGCAGTAAGGCTAAAACCTGTCTTAAGCGCAGCACGAACCATAGCTTTGGTTGGTTTACCCATGCGGTAAGATGCGACTTTAGAACCATCACCACGAGTTTTGGTGTTGGTGTAGATGACATGGCCTTCTTGGCGCAATTCATCAATACGTGCAGACACGTTTGTGATACCGAAACGAGCACGTGCTTGTGCAACGGTCAGTGTGTTGTAACCCTCAGATTTGCTGAGATAGGTCAAGATTTTTTGTTTAGCGGATGTAGTCATATCAAACTCCAATAATAAGTTAAAAATAAAAGTCTTGCATTTGCAAGTGTCACTATTATAGTATTATATAGTGACCGTGTCAAGCGTCCTAGTGGTATACTTGGATTATCTACCAACCTGAGGCAGGTATTTCGCTTTGGTTTCTTCCCACGTTAAGAAAATGAGGTCATCATAGAACAAGGACTCATAGGAGACAGTGTTCTTTTTCTTCAACATAGAAATCCGGCCTTTGGCATATTTGGTTTTCCAAATCTCCGTTAAGGCCTCAACACTGGTATCAAAGGATTTTACCAGTGACTCTTCCGTAATTTCTTTACGGAGGAATTCGGGTGTATTGTCATACAAAGGTGAGAAGTAAATGCCACGTTGGTGAGCACATTTTACCAATTCTTTTGGTACTTTCAACTTACTGTATGCAAAGTGTAATGTACGGTTTTTGTGGTCACGTTTGTAGGGTAGACCATTGGGTTTCTTTGCTTCCCACCATTCAAAGTAATGTTTGGTGTGATTCTCTTTTACCCAATTGTAAATTTTGTTGAGAATATTACGGTTAGGATCAAAAGCGACTGAGCCAGAACTAAATCCCATTTTATTCCAGTGTTCGAGCCCATCATACTGAGATAGACCATTGGACTTTGTATTACCATATAATGAAGTAGTAGTAACCCCAGCAAGAACGTCACCATATTGTCTTTTCCAATCTTCCTGAACTGTGTCAGATAAACATAACAACGCCAACAATTTACCACCCATGTAATTGAAACCGAGTGGTTGTAGTGGCACGATAGTAGAACCGATTGCAGTATGATTAATCATATTGCCTGTAGTCTTAATGTCTTTAGGCCAACCAATATACTTGTCACGTGGAGTCAAGTCTAAGAAGTCAGAACTAATACAGATAACACCCAGGAACTTTCCTGTAACTTCATCTAGTACAGTGTAGAACAAGTTACGTCCAATATTGGAGTTGTTCTTCATTGTAGAGGAGAATGTGCGTAGTGTGTTCCACTTTTCGGCCAGTGGACCATTAGAGAGAACCATCTTAGGTTTCAGATTTGCATAATCATCTGGAGATTCCGGCATCCAGATGTTATCTTTAATATCCAAAATCACCTTCTCAAGTGATGTGTCAATCAGTTGTGTTTCATTACCATATAGTGTGGTGATATCACGTGTTGGAAACTTCTCGTGTACCTCGCACCATTTCTGGTACAAGGTATATTCACGCACATCCATTTGAGATTTGACCGTCAGGTCGGCAATAATTTCCTGACGGAGTTGTTCTGTATCAATGTGTTCAAATCGCTCTGGTTCGTTTTCGACTTGCCAGAGTCTCCATTGTTCATCAATATCAGGGATTTGTTTTTTGGTTGCCATTCGCAATCTGTTTCATCATTTTAGGATTAAAAAACTTGCGATACATCTTTTCTACTTTTTTCATACCAGATTTTAACGCAAGAGGTTTACAACGTGAAGTATACACTATTCCGTTCAAATGGTCAAGCTCATGCAGGAACACTCTGGCGGTTAATCCGTGGAACTCTTTAACCTTCTTTGCACCCGTGAAATCCTGGTATTCTACCTTGATTCTTTCCGGTCTGGTGATGGCAAGTGTTAGTAGTGGGAAAGATACACAATTTTCTTTCATGTGTGATTCACCTTCGGAGGAAATAACCTTAGGATTAAAATATGCCACATAGTCTTCACCATTACCCATAACAAATACACGGTAATTAAAACCACATTGAATTGCCGAGATACCCAAGGTTTTGTACTTGATACAAGATTCTACCAAAGATGATGCAAATTCATTTGGGTCAACAACAGGATTTGCAAAGTCAAACTCAGGTGCCACTTGAGCAAATGATTCTTCTGTTGGTGGTGAGAGTTCAAAGGCCTTGACCTTCTCTGTTTTTACCTCATCGGCCGTGTTGTATAATACGATATCGTCATTATCACTCATAATTATTACCTCAAGTTAATGATACAGGTTTATCTAGATTTTCTTTGGTTTCTTGGAAAGTTTTACCTTCACGTGAAACACACAACAAAGTATTTTCACCATTGACACCACGCAATCTAGGACTAAATTGTAATCCAAAGTTGTTATACAATTCCATGAAAACCAATACCATATTAATGTATCTTGCGTAATGGTCTTTTTGACAGATGTAGGCTTTGTTTTGACCGATTGCAAACATTACCCAATCTGGATTCTCAAACAAGAACTGTAATGTTCCGCTTGTAACACCTGGATACTCTTGGTCATTGTAATCGTCCATAGCAATCACACCACCATCAGCCATCTTGGTACTGAATGTACTCAGGTCTTTATATACTGCTCCGTGTTCATGTGAACCGTCAACGTGCAAGAATCTTAGTGGACGGTCAAACTTGAGTTTGTTTGGTTCTATTAATGTTGTGTCACCAACACGCCATTCAATATTGTCACCAGTTCCATACGTGTCGATATTCTTTTGTGCTTCATCTTGTGGTACATCAACACACAAGTCGAACAAATATAGTTTGTCAGTAGGCAATCTGTAGTTGGATAAACCAATGGCACTACGTCCAAAGGCAACACCAATTTCTGCAACGTCACCTTCAACATCTTTCTGTAAGTCTTTTAGAATAATCTGAAATAGTGCGTGGTCATAAACGAAGAACCATCCTCGTACATTTTTCTCCACTGTATTCTGGAAGTACATCAGATTATCTAATGCGCTGCCATTTGGATTATATGTTGGTTGTTTATATTGGCCGAAGTGGCCAGTATTTGTATCAATAGTAATAGTTTCACTCATTTTGCAATCCTAGAAAAGTTTCCTTTTTTCTCAAACCTAATCACTGACCTAAACTTGTCAAATAATTGGTCACCTTTGTGGGAGATAACAAACACGTTTGTATCTTGTCCCATTTCATTAATCAATTTCAGAAATTCTTCTGTGCCTACAGTATCTAGGCTTGAGTCAAATACTTCATCTAAAATCAATAAATTTGTATTCGTGGAGTTCTTCAACTTGGCAATTTGTCTCCACGTAAATAGTAACGCCAAGTCGATTCTCATCTTCTCTCCTTCGGAGAAATTGGCATACGAGAACTCGTCACGAAACCTGGACTTGATTGTTTCATTAAAGTTTTCATCAATATTAAAGTTGACAAAAAAGTCCATTGCTGATAAATACTTGTTTATCAACTTATTCATAATTGGTAGATACTGTTTAATAATGCGGGACTTGATACCACCGTCCTTCAACAAGGTTCCTGCATATTCCAAATACTGTTTGTCTACTAATAATGTTTGATATTCTGATTCGTTATCTGTTAATTCTGTTCTTAGTGATGATAATCGTCCATTATCTTGCTCTGATGTCTCCACTTTGGTAGACAATTCAGTAATCTCTTTATTCAACTTAGTAATATAGTTTTGAATTGCGGAGATAGTGGCATTATTCTTGGTGATTTCACTCTGATGGTCTGTAATGTGATTTAGAATTTTGGTAACTTCATCAAGTTCATTGGTTACCTTGGTCAGTTCCATCTCAATCTCAGAAAGATTCTTTTTCTGTGTACCAATCTTAGAATTCTTTTCTTCAATCTGTGTCTGTTTCCAGTCTGTGGTGATTGATTGTTTACAGGTTGGACAATCATGGTTCTCGTTGTAAAACTCAATATCTTTTTCGTGTCTATTGATATTGGTTTGAATCTTACCTTTGATTTGGAATAGACCTTTCGATTTCTTTTCCCACTTCTGTTTACTATCACCAACTTTGTATTTCAAAACATCAATGTGTTTCTGAATTAACTTATTGTTATCTGATAGTTGTATTGCTTGAATCTGAGATGTGGCAATTTCTTCCACCTTCTTTGCCTTTTCGGCATCATTATGTTTGTTGTGTTCTTTGATGGACTCTAATTGCATTTTGATTTTTTCTTCAATCAATGCAATGTCATACTTGACTTTAGTTAGTCCTTCTTTATTCAATGATACTTTGTCTTTAACCACACCGTGCATGGTAGAAAAGATTTGAATGTCCAACAGTTCTTCAATGATAGTTCTACGGTCAGCAGCCGATAACTGCATGAACGGAACAAAGGAGGCTGAACCGAGAACAACAACTTGCGTGAACGACTTGTAGTTTAACTTGAGAATTTGATTCTCTAATACGTCCTGGTAGTCTTTTGCAGCTGCGTCTTGGTTCATCAACACACCATTACAGTGAATCTCAAACTTATTGGGTTTGATTCCACGTGTAACTTTATATTTTTTGGTACCAATCTCAAAGTCAACCTCAACCAAACAATCTTTTTGGTTGATAGAATTAATCAGTTGTGGTTTATTAATCTTACGAAATGGCTTGCCAAACAAGGCAAAACACAAGGCATCAAGAACGGTGGATTTACCTGCACCGTTTTGGCCAATAATTAGTGTGTTTGTGGACCTAGTAAAGTCAATATCGGTCCAGTGAGCACCGGTCGACAAGAAGTTTTTCCAACGAATTTTCTGAAATAAAATCATTCTACATTAATGGCTTCTACGTAAAGCTCTTTCAATAGGGTTTTTAACTTATTGTTATCAATATCATTTTCACTAACCGAATCCACATACTTGTTTAAAATGGTTAGTGTATCTTCAGCTTCATCAACCATGTCATCGTCAATACCTTCACCTAATTCAGAGAAGTCTTCAACAATAGTAATGTCTGCTGGATTGACATTATACAGGTTGTTCATAAATTTGTCAAACAAATATGGGTTGGTCTTGTTCATTACAACCACTTTAACATATGTGTTTTTATAACCAGTTAAATCTTTACCATCAATCTCTTTAATCGTTTCCACTTTATCATCATATGTTATGCGTTGGAACATTACATTAGGATTCTCAATGAACTCCAAATCATGTTTATGCAAATCAAAGATGTGAAAGCCACGAGCATCGCCATAGTCTTGCCACGTGAGTTGGTACGGGTTGCCGAGATAGTAGATGCTGTCAGCATTAGACTTATGATGATAGTGACCAGAAAAAGTAAAATCAAACTTACGAAATAAACCACGTTTCAGTCCTTCATGTGCAGGCATACCACGATACATTTGGAAGCCATCAATCTCAAAGTGGCCACAACAAATGGTTGCGGATGTGTGTTCCAATTCTTCCATTGATTGAGTATAATTGTCGGCACAAATCCAAGGCATCATACAAACATCGTAGTTTGCCTTTGCATATTCCAAATGAATAGTTTGTGGTGAATCAATCACGTTGATGTTATCATATTCAGCCAAAAGCAATGCAACCGAATTTACATCATTGGTATTCTTATAGTAAGTGTCGTGGTTACCAGCCAGCATGTGTACCTGGATGTTTCTTTCAGCCAGTTTATCAAAGAACATTTCTTTGGAACGTTTCAGTGTATAAAAGTTTACATACTTCCTACGGTCAAAGGTATCACCTAAGATTAATAATGTCGTTATCTTTTCTTTATCCAGTTTAGGAAAAAAGGTTTCATCATAAAACTTTTGGTAGAAATCTAGGAAGATTGGAGAATCATTCCTAGCTCCGAAATGGGTGTCGGTGATAAGTGCAACTTTCATAATATACTGGAACCTTTTTTCCTATTTTCAGTCATCGTAAGAATTTGTAAATTGTCTTGGTGGTGCAACCCACCTTTTGCAATTGGTATTATATGGTCTACCTCATGTGGAATGCCAGTTTCCACACTCAGTCTTCGGCATTCCTCATAGATACTTCTTATTATATCTAAATCCGCATTTTTTGGCAACTGGTTACGAACACTGGCCCGTCTTTTAGCGGATTTGTTTGAATTGGCAACTTTACCTTTTTCAGATTTATTATACCTATCATCTATGGCTTTTAATCTATCTTGATTATTTTTCCAGTACAGAGCAACTTTATCTTTCGTTCTGTATTTTGCCATCAATTCTTTATCATAAAGTTTAGGTAGATTGCGTTTAATGTTACAATCTACACAACTATAACTGGAAACATGTTTCTCCTGAGAACCACATTTTTTACAAGCAATTCCTTGATACGTTTTTCTGCCTTCTAGTATGGATTGTTGACGATTATGTTTTGATGTGTTGGGGTATTGATTAGACATTATTGCTCCAAAGTGTCCATTTATTTAGACATTTTGGTGCTTTCACAGTTTTCAATTCGTTTCCTCAATTCAGAACTGCTATACGTGTGAGGTCTTTTATTATAATAGAACTCTTTGTCTAAGTGTTTACCGGTAAATGATTTATGCCGATATTCTTCACCTACAATTCTAACATCATAATGAACCGTTGTCAAGAGGTTTAACAAATCATTTTCGGTAGAATATGGAATGATTTCATCCACATACCGACATCCTCTTAGTTGTGCATACCGTTCGTATACTGACTGTACCGGATGGTTCTTCTCCGGTCTATCAAGTGTTGGATCCGTCTGTAATGCCACAATCAAATAGTCACAATGTTGTTTTGCTTCTTCCAACATCAACACATGACCTGCGTGAAACAGGTCAAAACATGAACAAGTTATTCCTATTTTCATAATCACTCCATGAACTTTTCGACACCCTCAGGTTTCTTTTTGGCTTCTTTCTCAGCCTTCTTGTTGCTTCTAGCATCTTCGTAAGTTGCAATAAACTCTGAGATGTTATCATACATTTCAAACTGGCGAGTACTACCGTCTTCACCTTCCATCATTTCAAACTCATCCAAAACACCAATCATTTCGGTTGCTTTGTATTTGACGTACAGTTGTTTCTTCTCTTTTTGAATTCTACGCAAGAACGCATAGTAGATAATCTGAGTGAAGTATGCAAATGGATTGTTAGATTTGTCTGGATTGAAGTTGTTGAAGTACATCAAACAGTTTTCAATACCATCTGAAATCATCTCATCACGGTAAGTATAGTTGATGAAGTTTGGTTTGTGTGATAGACCTTCGGCAATTTTCATCCAGCATTCACCGATGTAATTCGGTATCTTGGGTTCTGGTTTGCCGGCATCTTTGGCTTCCTGTATTTTTGCTTTGTGTTCTACCAAAGCCTTTAGGAAGTCTGGGTTATTAACGTATTGTCTAGGTTTTTTAGTTGTCTGTAATGTAGTCTGGGTCATAATGTATTCAAGTTTACCATAAAAAGTGGTTGACAAAGGGCTTGACAAGTGATATAGTCCTCGGTGTAGCCCCGATGATATTAATGTATGGATAAACCTTTAGTCTTCTCTAGTTCTTCCATAGCTTCTAACATTTCTTCTTGGTCATCTTCCAGACCTTCTTCTAAAGCGGCAGTTACTTTCTGTACCGCAGTCATATAATACTCTGCAAAGTTCTCGTTCGGTTCCATATAACAGAATATCTCCTCACGGGGAATCTTCACAGAGTTTCCTTTCATTGCTGCCAACGGCAACCAATGTTGTAATACCAGATTTTGATTTACCATTTGAAATTCCATAGGAAGTGTTAGTTCAATCATACCAGCCTGTACTGATTCTGTTGTACAAATAACATCAGCTCCATCTTTAAGTCTTAGTATTTGAATTGTCATCTTTAAGTCCTATGTTGTAAATTTTAAAAGAAAACTTCTCATCTGTATATATCTTCACTCTTTCCACGAAATGTCTGAGAGTAAAGTTCATGTGTTTTTTGTGTCTCAAGTCATCCGCAACATCATAGAGTGTCGCCATGTCTTTACCTTCTGACTGACGTAATCCACGACCAATGGATTGTAGATTGCGAACTCTAGACTTAGACGGCGAAGCAAATATAATATTGTGTAGATTTCTGATATTAATACCTGTACTAAAAGTACCGTAAGAAGCAACGACAATAGCATCATTTTCTGTTTCCATAATTTTACGAATGTTCTCTCGGTCTTCTGTGTCCACATTACCGTGTACAAAGAACACTTTGCGGTCACCGGCCTTCTCTTTAATCATCTCATATAGAATCTTACCGTGTTTTTCTACCATCTGAAACAATACCAAAGTATTTGAGTTCATGCTGATGGCCAAGTTTCTAATAAATCTATTACGAGTACGACTGTTGATGAGGTATTCTATTTCCTCTTGGTAAGACCAATCTTTAGATTCTTCACACTTTTCTTGTGAATGTTTCAGAATCAAACATTTAATATTAAAATCGGATAAGATTTTCTTATCAATCAACTCTTTTGTCGTTATTACCTGTTTAACAGGACCAAACAAACCTTCCAAAACAAGTTTGTGTGTCTTAGTACCATCCAAAGTACCAGTTAAACCGATACGATATTTGGTCTTATTGGCCGCAGTCATAATAGTTGCGAGAGATTGTGCCTTGAATAAGTGTGCTTCGTCACCAATAATATACTGAAACTGTTGGAAGTATTCTGGAGGCATTTGATACAGAGACTGCCATGTGGAGATAATCAGTTTCTTACCTGAGTGTTTATCTTTACCTTGATAAATCTTATGTACATGTTCATCCACATCAAAGTCTGTTTCAGAAGCATAGTCTGCAAAGTCTGAGGTCAACTGTTCAACAAGAGATGTTGTCGGTACAATGATTAAACCTTTGAGGTCTTGGTAATCCAACAATTGACGGAACAACAAGTATATGATAAGAGACTTACCTGACGCCGTGGGAGACAATAACAATTTTCTACGTGACTGCATTGCTTCAATAAATGCGTCTTTCTGGTGGTCGTTTACTGTGATTGGACGACCCGCTGAATGTAGATTCAGTGTCTTAAAGAACTTGTCTGCTTGATAGATGGAGAATTCATCTTCCAGTTCTTCAATTTCGTATGTGTAAGAACGTTCATCACAGAATTCTTTGAGGTATGGAACTAAACCCAAATAGATTTCGTTACTCTGTCTGTTAAACAAACGAATCTTACCGTCCCAAATGCGATTCCGATAGGCTGGAACGAATTGATATCCAGGTACGAAGAACGTAAAGAACTCAGATAGTTCCATCGCCAGGTGCTTCTCACATTGAACCTTGGCGTATACCTCGTCCTTTTTAGTTATAATCAAATCACTGGCCATTTACAAATTTTTCCCATGAGATAAAGTCACGCAGTTGCCATGTTCTTTGTTTCAATTCTGACATAATAGATTCAATAACTGATACACATTCATCATGGTAGACCTTCTTTTCAAGTAATTTGATAAGGTCTTTATCTGCTTCCATATATGTAGACATGTCCGTTTTGAGTACAAATTGAAATGGTTCCCAACCATATTCTTCTAACTCATCTTTGGACATCTTACCAGTAAAATATTCTGATTTAACTTTCTTCATACGAAGATAATCAAAGTGTGCTTTTTTACTGGCAATCTTGTGCTTGGTAAGAATACCAAGATATTTACTATGAAGTGTCGGTATCTTCAACAGTTCACGTGAGGGTTCAGTCCGGTCAATGACCGCATCTAATTCCCATAGTTTTAAAATATGCTCTAAAGTTTCCATAATAATTCAAAAAACAAATAATGTATATTATATCAGAAAAATATTAAATTGTCAAGTATTTGTATGATTGATACCTAAAAGAAGCATCACAGGTTAATATTGTATCCGCATCTTGGGTTGAGTCAAAACGAATACTACTCATATTCAATGGGAAACAATTAATGAATTCAATACGTATAATGGGATTGTTCAAGTTGTTTAATATAGTTAATGTTATATCTGACAACTGTTTTTGATCCTGTAACTCTGCACTGTGGTCACGTTTCTCAAATCCATCTGGGTCAGCAATCGACAAGAACCAGTCGTATAGGCTTTTCCAAGAAGATAAGTCTTCATTCACCAAGAATGAAATGTCTAATGGATCGTAGGACAATTTGGTACCTGGAGAATACATGTCCAAGAAAGGTGATGACCTGTCAACTTCACCTAACGTGATTGATGGTATCTCAACATTCTGGCAAAAATAGGTCGTATGTTTGATTCTGTTGATGGTTAACAGAAACTTTGTTGGTTGCAATAAATTGGTATTTACTGGATTTCTATTCAGTACTGACATATTAACTCCTTGTTCAGTATTTATCAGCCAAAAAAAAAGACCACCCGAAGGTGGCCTTTAAAACTGACACTCTGTGGTGTCTTTGTTTTCGTCTTGATTACATCAAGTTCTTAACACCGAAGATACGGTAGTACTTGTTTGAACGTGCGCTCAAACGACCTTGACCAACATCAGAACCTTCAGCAAATGGGTTTGCAACCATGCCGTAACGAGTCTTGAAACCAATCTTTGGTTGGAATGTGTATTGGTCAACTGCACGAACCATTTGCAATGGAACGTATGGGCAGTAGAACAAGCCAGCATCGTAAGGTGAAGAACCTTTGTAACCGATTGTTACCAATTCTTGGTTAGATGTGTAACCACCGAAGTATGGGTCGATGTACACTTTGATACGACCGTGTAACAAACCAGCGAAGGTGTTACCAGTGTCATCAACTTGCAAGTCAGCAGACAATGCAGGAGTGTATTGCAACAC